TATAAATAGTATATGGTGAGTGTATTCCATTTAAAGATGCAATTTCTTTCCAATTTACACCTAATTTTTCACCAATCTCTGATAAACAATCTCCACTTTGTACTGTATATGTTGTTACTGATGTATTTGTTGTAGGTGCTGTTATTGCACTATCTACAATACAACCATCATTTGTCCAACCTAAATTTCCATTATCTAATAAATATGGATTTTTAGCACCTGCAATTATTTTCGTTATTGTACCACTAGTTCTGGCTGGATTCAATCTATTTGTAGAGTTAGATGCAACATAAATACCTGTAACTGTTACTTTTTCTCCAACATTTCTTTTAGTAGGTGCTTGAACTGTAGGAACTTCAACTGGTGCTGTTCCTTCTTTTATTCTTTTATTTACTTGTTCAGTTATGTATGGTAATTTACTTTGCAAATAACTACCTGGGCAAGTTGTTGCAACAAACATATTGTGTCTTGTAATTGTTCCATTTGAAGTACCATCATATACATAATGAGTAGTGTTTGGATTTCTTTTTTGAACATCCACCATTAAATCTATTAATCTTTCAATACATAAGTCTGATATATGCCAATCTCCACCCACTTGGTCATTAGATACTTCATAAGTAATAGCTTGATGGTCATTAGATGGAGAACTTGAAGTCCATGCTCTAGATTTTTCCGGAACTATACCTACTATTTTCCCATCAATTCCTATTGCATAGTTTGCTGATGCTTTTCTATTTGGATTTTGGAATATTCTTGCTATTTGCTCAGCAGTTAAAATTCCTGCTACATGGTGAGGAGTTTGTTTTTTTATTGTATTATTTCTTTTTGCAGTATAATTTGATGGACTTGCTTCCATTATTAAATCACATAATTTTGAAAATGTACCCATTATTCTTCCCCTCCATTTCCATTCGATAATTCTGCTTCCATTTCAGGTGTTAATTCAATATCATCAATTAAAATTTCAACATCTTGTCTTTCATCTTTTTCATTCCTAATTGTTGCTTTTACTTTTTCTGACATAAAAATCATCCTTTCTTTTATAAAAAATATAACACGCATCTTTATATAAAAAATGAGCGTTAAAAAATAATACTGGAAGATTTTTTATTTTTCTTCCAGTATTTTAGATTTACAAGAAAATATTTCTTGTATTAAATTATTGATTTTTTGCATCATATAATACAGTAGCTGTTCCAATACCACCAACAGCGGTAATTACAGCTTGTATTATAGCATTAGTATCTAAACCTTCAATATGTATTAAACAACCTATCGCAGCTGCTATTATTCCAATTATTATATTTTGAATTGGAATAGGTAATGTATAATTCCATTCAAAGTGTTTTGATACTTTACCCATAATATAAGTAAATAATGTTGTTACAACATATACTAATACTTGTACTGTCATACAAATTCCTCCTTCCTTTATTGATTTGCATGTTCTAATCTAGCAACTAATTCATCTATTCTTTTGTGTGCTTGTTTGCAACTTTCCTCTAATCTTGTTGTTCTATCTCTATTTTCTTTTACATCTTCTTTTATTGAAGTTATTTCTCTTTTTATATCATCAATTCCACTAGATATTGATTTTAACTCTGTTATTACTGTTGCCATTTGAGTTGCTTCTTCAGTTACATCTTTTGTATTATTTCTTTTTATAGCAATAATTCCAGTTATAACTGCAAAACACACAGAAACTAAACTTATTAACAAAGAAATTTCTATACTCATATTTCTTATTCCCCCTTATCTTTTGTTGGCCACACTATTTTATATGGGAATCCCTCTTGTTTTGTTATATCTCTTAATTCTTGTCTATATTTTGCAACCTTTCCGTTAGAAATATTTGAGAATCCATCAAAAAATTCTTTTAGTCCCGTTAATATATTAGTCATAGATAATTCTTGTGGAAACTTAATATTTAATCTATCTAGACACATTTCTTTGTCTGTTTCTGCTAACAACTCATTTCTTTTTGCTCTCACTTCTGCTGCTACTTCATTGTAGTCTTTTTCCTTAACATCTTTTAACCATTTATCTATATTGTTTTCTATTATTTCAGATAAATTGTTTCTATATGATGTTTCTAAAATATATACATCATAACTATATACTTTTTTAGTTTCACTATTTTCGTTTTCTAAATTTGATACTTCCTGCATTTCTTCTTGAATATCGTCAAAAAAAAGAACGGTACATTTTCCGTTCTCAATGTTTTCTATACTGAATTTTTTTTCTGGTTTTATATCGCTGTAAGTTTTTTGTTTCATTTTTAACCACTCCTTTACATTTTTTTAGGCTAATATATGGCCTAACATATTTTTCATTAAATTTATAAGAATCACAATGTTTTATCCAACCATAATAGCTTAAAATACTACTAGCATCAGTATAATTTATTTTTCCTTTTTTATATACTTTCTTAATTCTTCGTTTTATTCGTAAAAAATTAGATTTTCTTAATGTAGTATGTCCTCTATAAAAACGATATCCTATAAAATCTATTGGTCTACTATCTACTTTAAATAAGGTCCAGTTTTCTTTTACTCTTAAGTGTTCGTTTTTTAAATATTCTTCTACTTTATCTTTTATTTTGTGTAATTCTTTTTTGTTTCTATGAAAAATTAACATATCATCCATATAGCGAATATAATAAGGTGCTTTTAATTGTTCTTTTATATAATGATCTAAATTCTGCAAATAAAAATTTGCAAACCATTGACTTGTATAATTTCCGTATTGGTACTCCTTCTTTTGAACTATCTACTATTAAATCTATTAAATCTAATGTTTCTCTTTCCTTAATTATTCGCATAAATTTTCTTTTTAATATTTCTTTATCTATACTAGGATAAAATTTTTTAACATCTAATTTTAAACAATATTTTGTATTTTTTCTATCTCTAACTAATATTTTTTTTATATGATTTGATGCGTAATGTATTCCCCTATTTTTTATTGATGCACAACAAAATTCATACATTCCTCTCATAAGCAGAGGCTCAATTTGTTGCATTATTGCCCAATGAATACATTGGTCCGGATAAAAACGAGGTTTATATATTGTTCTTTCTTTTTTTCTAGTTCCATCATGAATTTTCATTTCAATATATGGACTAGGTTTATATGTTTTATTTTGTAACATTTTTTGAATTTCTAAAGTGTAATGTTCGATATCGTCACACACCTTTTTTACACTTTTTCTTTCTTTTTTTCCTTTAGATGCATTTAAAATAGCTTTTTTTATATTATTTTTTTCAATAATTAATGGATATATGTTGCCTTTTCTTTTCATATTCTCTCCTGGTATTTTTTCTTATTTAGTCTATCGGCTTTTCGCTTAAAAGAAGCTACTAAGTCAATCCAGTTGCGACCTATTTTCAGCAAGGGCTGAGGAAAATGATGTGTAATATTTTTTTATTTTCATAAATAAGTAGTCGGGCACCGTAATTCCAATTCGCATTGCTAGAAGCATTGTTACAATTCCAATAGAAGAAACCTGCTTTCGTACCGTTGTTGTTGAAGTTGCCACCAACATACGCAAGAACAGAAAGCAAAAATGCGGCTCCGCACACACCAAATCCCTTTTTTATATTTCCATTATTATATAAAATTTTTTTAATAATTTTAACTTGTCTATGCAATAGGTATTATAGAATGGGGGTTGACCACCCCCAAACCCCCGTTTTTTACTGGTATTTAAGAAGTCGGGCACCGTAAGCCCAATTCGCATTGCTAGAAGCATTGCCACAATTCCAAAAGAAGAAACCTGCTTTCGCACCGTTGTTGTAGAAGCTGCCACCAACATACGCAATTCTGTTTCCGGTCGCTCCCCAGTAGTAGTCAGTAGTTCCTGTACTAGAACTTGCCCCTACTTCTATTGGTAGTGCAACTTCTGGGTGTTTTTCATCTAATCCTAATTTTTTAGAATAGCTATCTACAGTTTCACTATTTACATATCCTAATTTCTCGTATGGTGCATCAAATTTATCATTTGCATAACTATCTGGATCTTTACAAATATATGCTTGAAAATCTTTTATATTTATTCCATCTATATGTTGTAATAAATGTCCAAAAATATCCTCTATACCTCTATAACTTACAGAATGATATTGATTATTGTTTATACAACCTGAATTATTACCTAATGCATCATTTCCACCAGTTTTTTGAGCACTACCCCAAATAACATTTCCTATTGCAATATCAACAGCCTCTCCACTAAATGTTATTGCTTTTCCACTTATAGTTCCATCATTATAATCTTCTATTGCTGTAATTTCTCTATCTTGTGCCACACTTGCATTCCAAGCATCTGTTGCACCTATACAAACTGTCTTTCCTATCCATAAACCACTATTAACTGCACTTACAATTATTCTATTTGTACCATTTTCAGCTAATAATGCTTTAGCTGTATTACCACTATAAGCAACACGCCCATTTCCTAACATACTTTGAGAATTGTAGTGTGCATATTCTACTAAATATAACATTTGTAACAAGAAATAGTGGTAATCTAATAAGCAAAAACCATCTCCTACACCTTTTGCTAATGTTCTAAAATTCGCTAATGTTGTACTATATTTTGGTACAGCTCCACTTATTGAGTGTGCTTTTGTATCTTCTCCTACACTTAATAAGTATGCACCAACAAAAAATTCTTCTGATTTTGTATAGCCTGCTCTTGCATAATCAGCAATATAAATATATTCATATTCTTTGCCTTCACTTTCTGTTTTTCTTTCTCTTTTCCACCAAAATTCTGGTATTCTTACCATTACTTCTCCGTTGCTTCCATCTTCAGCATAACCTACTTCTCCATGATATGCTACTACTCTGCCTGTTGCTGTATCTATATTGCATCTTTTTATTTCTGACCAAGGATAACAATTATCAAAATCGTTTGCTACCTCTGTTCCATCTTTTGTTGCTTTTGCTGTTAAATTTTCTGCATCTGCTAATCTAGTCCAACTTGCTACTGTATTGTCTGTAAGCAATCTTTTTATTCCATAATTTTTTCCTACAAAACTTCTTGCTTCTTCTATTGCTTCTTGTAATTCTTTTTGTGTAACATATATTTGACTTTCATCTAAAGTTATTGTTACATTGCTTGAATTATCTACTAATACAGTAATATCAATATGTTTTTCTATTAATTCTGTAATAGAATTATTTATATATTCAGCTGTTGTTCCTGCATTAGAATAAGCATATAATACTTTTGCCTTTGTATCTGGATCTATTGCAAAAAGTCCTATTTCTCTAAAATAAAATGCTGCATTTGCATCTGTATTTTTAAAAGCAAAAGAAATTTGTGCTTGGGTATCTCCAGTAATTTTTATATTACTTATTGGGCATTCAAGAACTTTAGTTGTTAATGCTGTTTTGTTTTTTGCATCACCACTTAAAGCACCACTACCTATCTCGGCATGGTCAAATTCTATTTTTTTTCCTTGTAAGGTTTTAGCTGCTAACAATGCTCCTGCTTTCGTTATATAAACTTTTTCAAAACCCATTATTTTTCACACTCCTCTATTTTTATATAATTTTGATTTGAAATAGAAGTTCCAACATTATAACTAACGTTAATACTTTCTACTTCTTCAGCAAAATCTGTATTAGGCATAATTTCTATATAATCTTGCCTACTTACATTAGTTGCTATATTATTACTTAAATCTAGTTTTATATCTTCATAATACTGACTTACTTCTGTTTTTAATTTTATATATGATTGTTGCGAAATTACTGCTCCAATAAATTTATTTATTTTTGTCGTCAATCTATAATCTAATTCTATATTTGCTGGCATTTGTTTTACTAAATCTCTTCTTAATATTTCTGCTGCTTCTGTGTAATTTAATGCTATTTCTATATTCATTTTGTAATTTTTAAAATCAGTTGTTATTTTGTAATTTTCTTCCCCTATTGCTTCATTTAGTGTATTAATTAACCATTTATATGTATATGCTGTCCTATTATTCATTTTTAGCAAAATTGTCATTCTTCTAGCTTCTAATGTTTCTGCTACATTTTTTATTCCATATATTGATTCATACCTTCTTAAGCCATAGTCATTCGCAGTTTTTACAATTATTTCTTTTAATATACTATTTATTTGTTCTTTTAAGTTATCCAACTCTACATCTTCAGCATCAAATATCTCATTAAATTCCCTTACTTGTGTTAAAAAAGGTGGCATGTATTCTTTTAATTTCATACTATAACCACCTCACCCAAAACAGGAATTTGATATTTACTTAATTCGATATTTCCACTTTGATTATTTAATAAGGTATTACTTACGTCGACTACTCCTTCAATATTTAATATTATTGCTTCTATTTGTGCTCTTCTTATTATTATTGTATCTGTATCTTCCCAAGATTGTCTTTGTTCTAATAGGTATTTTTCTATTGCTATTTTTATGTTTTCTTTTACACTTTCTGCTGTTACTGTTTCATCTGTTGATACTTCTGATTGAACTTTTATTTGTATTTCATTTGCCGTATCTACTGTAACTATATGGCCAATTGGTGCTAGGCCAAGTCCTTCGTCCGAAAAATCTGGACAAATTTCTTGTTGTACTTCAGCAATTAAAACATCAGATGCTTTATCATAATTACTATCTAATATTGTTAATTTTACAGTACCACCACCACTCCATATAGGTGTTACTTTTACTGCTCCTACACCATCTATACTTTTTGTTTTGTTTTTATAATCTATGACATTCCCTCCAAAAGATTTTTCTCCAA